GGTTTAACCACGTGCTCGGCCCAGTCCTGCAAACTCTCTAGCGTCACTATTTCGGTTGTGATGCTGTCTTTGCGGGGTTGGTGAATTGTATATTCGACGTGGCTTATACTGGGGTATATTTCCTTATACTTAAACCAAGCACCAAGGCCGTACAGTCTTAGTTGTGGGTTGTCCTCTGCGTCCACCGCAACACCCTTGCCAAACTTTAAGTCGATGACCCGCACCTTGTTCTCGCTCATGATGACCACGTCGGCCGTGCCGAAGCCGTCAGGCACCCACTCGCTGAAGTCCACCCGTTGCTCAAAGTACGGAACGTCACCCTCACCAATCTGTGAACGAACGTAGAGCACGTAGTTGTCTACGTACGCCTCAAACTCTTCGTCATAGTACGGTGTTGCCTTGACCTCTGCAATGGCCTCGTTGTACTCCTTGGCCGTGATCTGCCCAAAATGCCGACGTAGTTTGGCCTCTGCCATGGTGTGGGCTGTTGTGCCCTCTTGGCTAAAATCAAACGCGCCTGATTTTCGTTTAGGTTCGGGGAGTACGGCCTCTAGTCGTGCGCTTGGTGTACATGACATCCAACGTTTGGACCCTGAGGCACTGAGTAGTGCGTGTGTAGCGATGATGCTCTCCTTTATGCAAAGGTGAAAAAGCCCCTGTTGGGGCTTACAAAATGTCGGCACTTATTGACAAGTACCGACGATATGTTACGCCGCTTTTTTGAGCGCCGTAATTAGGTCGGTAACTGCACCAGAAAAATCCAACACGACGTCCGCCTTGACTTCAAGCTTGTTGCTCTTGTCGTCGCGGTAGTCAGAGGGGAACTGGCCCCTCAACGCAATCTCAGCCACCCTGCTATTGAACGCCTTGTTCTCCACGTTGGCAAGCAACTGGGTTTCCCAGTAAGCCTGTGAGTGGGTGATGGCCATGTCCAGTGCTTCCGCAAATTCTGGGTGGTTTTTCTTAAATGTCTGCGCGGCCGCGGAACTGATTCCGACGCTTGCAAACATCATTTTTTGAGACGCACCTACCTTGCCCAACTCTATCAGTTGGTCGCACATCTCGGGTTTAAATTCGTATTTGGATTTCGTTGCCATGGTGTATACCTTATATTCAAGGCCTAAAAAGGCCTTTCCTATATAGAATTACCCATTTTGGCTCGGTTTTTCGACCTTCTGCACCTGAGTATTTGAGTCTCGGATCTGCGCACGGGCCTTGGCCTCACGCAAAGCCTCGTTTACCACCAATCGTGTCACCGCTCCGGCCATTTCCATGGCTCGTTGGTCTTTTGACTTTACGCCCAAAGATGCCAATAAATTTGTTGCTTCGTTTGCCATTATGCTTTTCCTTTTGTTTGCTGTTCTCTAAACTTGCGTAAATCCCGCAGTATGAAATCCCGTTCGTCTTCGCTCTCAAAGTGCCATATTGACAGCACGTCTTGATCTTTCTCGAACATAGGGTGCTTGGCGTCAACCTGAATGTCTATGGTGGGCCATCCATGGTGCACGTATTCTACTATGTACCCGTTCACAATTTTAACTCCTTTCGTATTTTGGCAACTGCCGCCGCAAAATGATACCTCCAATACTTTTGGGTCACTGCCAAGTCATGGTAGTTGTACCCCGACAGGTGTGCCTCAATGATTTCCCTCTGTTGTGGGGTCAGCTTCTCAGCCACGACGTTGTACACGTCTTGGATGGTGTCTGGCCCCCATGGCGCCCAACCCATGCCGCCAGTGGTAGGTTCTGAGGACGAATCCTCGTGTTCAAGAGGGTCCGGCTCTTCGTCTGAAAGCCTGCGGATGGTGGCGTTTACTTTAATCATTGAAGTTTGAGGGCGTTCATTAACGCGTTTTGCATGTCGATCTTCCCTTCTAGCACATCCATGACCTGACTGTCAATACTTTTTTCCATAGTCAGGTGATGAATAATTACAGGCTTTTCTTGCCCCTGTCTAAACAGGCGCGCGTTGGCTTGTAGGTAGTCTTCACTGGACCACGGCAGGTCGAACCAAACGATCTGGGCCGTGTCACCCACGTTGCACTGCAGGTTCAGGCCGATGCCCACGCTTTTAGGGTGGCAAAGTAGCACTGAGACCTTACCAGAGCGCCATAGGGCGATTGTTTTCTCGTCGTCAGGGTCAAGTAGCACCGCCTCAGGAATCGCGTCCTGAAGCCGTTTTAGGCTGTGTTTAAAATTGTAGAACACAATGGTGGGTGTGTCGTCCAACATGTCGGTTAGGTACTCCAACTTGGTGTCATGCAGGTGGTGCACCATTTTGTCCTCTGAGTAGATAGCCCCCGCGGTCATTTGCAACAGCTTGCCTGTGAGCACGCCAGCACTTGCCGCTGTCAGGGTCTGCTCATCAATCTCAACAACCATGTGCTTGCGCATCTTGTCGTAGTCCTGCTTGGCCGCCTTCTCCCACTCAATGGTATGCACAATGTCTTGTCGCTGTGGCATGGTCAGGTAGTCCTCCTTGCGCAGGGACACGCAAATGTCCCCGATCAGGGCGTCGATCTGTTCCTTGGCGTTGGGTCGTAACTTCCAACTCCACACCATGCCGGTCCTACGATCTCGGGTGTCTGGCTCGAAGAATTTCTCCTTGTAAGAAGTCGTCGATTTCGCGAGTCGTTGGCCCAAATCTAATATGCTGACTTGGGTCCACAGGTCTAGGTATGACTTGGGTGTTGGTGTCCCCGTCAAAATGTACCGGTGCTCGAATGTCTTCAGTTGGCCTTTCAACGTCTTCCAACGTTTTGACGACGGGTTCTTGAACCTGCTTGACTCGTCGATCACTAATGTCCGCCAACGCGGCAACGAGGCTTGCTCGAACAGCCATACCACGTTCTCGACATTCACCAAATACACGTCCGAATCTGTCTGCAACGCTTTCATTCGCTCCTGTGGTGTTCCCACAATAAGGGCAAACTTCATCTTTTCTGTGTGCGTCCAATTTTGTGCCTCTTGTTTCCAAACGTTTTTAACGACGGCCTTCGGTCCAATGATCAGCGTCTTGCCCTCAAGTTGGCTAATGATGGTTAATGCAGTGATACTTTTTCCAAGGCCCATATCCATGAAAAGTCCTAGATGAGGATGAGTTTTACTCATTTCAACAATTCTTTTTTGATACGGATGAAGATTGTCTGGGGTTAACATTTTTGTATGCTCTTTATTCCATATTTTAAAGGTATTTTTCTTTTACCTGAAATCCAACAACCTACATGGGACCTTTGTGTTTTTAACATTTTTGCGGCGTCACCGATTAAGTTAAATCTTATTGTGCTGTCATCGTTCCATGTTATCAAAACTGCTGTTGCTCTTGAATTTTTAATGCCATCTTGAGCCGCGCTCATTTTTGCTTTTGTTGTTTTAGAAAATGTTTTACCAAACCAAAATGATTTTTCTTTTGTAAGCCCAACAACACCGTCTCCTCCGTCAGTCTTATTGGTTAGTGGCATAAATCCTTTAAGAACTGAAATTATTGTTTTTTCATTGTCGAAAGCGTCTTGCTCATTTTCAAATCTATTCCAAATTTCCACAATGACGCCATGCTTTTTGGCTGTTCTAACCCAATGTTTGTTACGTCCGCGCTTTTCCCAAGCACGACGTTTTTGACCTTTACCAACATAGAAAATGAGATTATCGCTGGCGCGACGGTGTACGTATGTATAGTACATTGATGTGTTCTCCTTAACAAAGTGATGAGGTAGCCACTGAAGGAGCAGTGGCGCGGGTTAATTACTCCCTTCCCTCATAACTAATTACCCATCTTTAGTCGGACTTTCGCCCGAATTTGGCCATGGGGTGAAGTGTTTAATGTCAACATCAGTAGCCTGCTCTTTCCCTTGCTGTAGCGTCGTTAACAATCCGATGACGCGTTGGACGAGTGACGTAGGTATTTGCAGGGTCGCCAATTGGGGGCGGTCTAGCACCTCCATTATTTACCTCCTTTACTTTTTCGTGTGTCCAGTCCGCAACCTTGTAAAGCTCCTCTTGGGTTGCGTTGGACTTGATCATGTTTGCTTTGTTGCTTAACCATGCGACGTTACCTTTCACGTATCCTTTTTCTGGAATGATGCGGTCCAAACTGGGTGAGTCTGGGCCGCTTGATCCCACAGTGCCTGAGTGTCCAAACCCCCAAAGGATTTTGGTTTTAAAGATCGGGCAGTACTCAGGCGCGATTGCACACAGGTAGTTGTGATCCAACTCAAATGGAATGTCGGCCGCTTTAGCGCGTCGTTTAACGTTGAACATTGTTTTAGCAATGTGGTTGCGCTTTATGGCTTCGTGTGCTTCGTCGTCTGTCATAACAAATCAATGAATTCGTCGACCTGTTGCTCGCTTGCCAAGACGTGCGTGAACACCCCCTGACTCAGAAGTACCTTGTGCATGAACTCCTGTCTTGCGCTTAGTGCCCCCTTTGGGTCCTTCAACTCCACCGGAATTATCTTGCCCTTGTAAATCACTAGCCTGTCCGGCACTCCCGTTGTCGACGGGCTTACCCACTTCAGGCACAGGCCCCCCTTCTCCTTGACCTTTTTTACCAGTCTTTGTTCTATTTTCTTTTCGTTTTGCAATTTTGGCAACCTCCACTAAACAGGCCGTGAACATTTGACGCACCAACCATTCGGTCAGGTACGCCCTTGACTCTTCACCAAAATCCTCCACGTCCTCGCCAATGTGTTCAAGCACCCTTGATACCACGTGTGTGGCCTCGTGGGCTACCACACTGGCCAACAAGGCCGCGTTGTCAACACACTCGACTAGGTTGAACACCACGATGACAATAGCCTCTTTGTTTGTAGAGAAGCTGTGTGTCTCCGCGATGCCCAACTCCAGTGGCGCCATGTCAGGTTGGGCAGTGATGCCGTGGTCCTTGAGCACCTTGTAGAACGCCTGTGATGTAAAGCACATCTTTACAGGCACCGGAAAAAATCCAACATCCACATGAAAATATGTGTTACTCAAAATATCTCCTCGCGTTCAAAGTTGCTAATGCTGTCTACGTACTT